CGTGCCAAAGAGGCAGTGGCGATGTACTCCTCTCTGGGTTATGAGGTCAAAGAGCATAAAATTCAACCCGATGAATTCAGCTCTGCCTGCGGGGAGTGCCCCTCTATGGTTTGTCGAACCTATGTGATGATCTATACCCGGTCTTAGAAAGACAATCTAAATCCTACAGTATAAGCCTCACTGTTAGAATTATCACGAATAGCCCTAACATTAGCAAATGCACTCGCATTGCTACTGAAGGAATGTTCGGCTTCTCCTAGATAAGTATCAGCACCGCCATCAAAGATGTTCTGATATCCAGCCTTCAAAGCATTTTTACCCACTGTAATTGATGCAACGGCCGTTGCAGTTTCAGTAGTTGTACCAGAAGATGTCTTATCTTGCTCAAATATACCACCAAGCGTCACCGGACCAAGTGTGTGATTTGCACCACCCAAGATAGTACGTGTACCGCTGTTTTCGTCTTTCGCATATGCAGTTACAAGATTAAGACCAAATGCACTTAAAGAAGTACCAACTTCCCAAGAGTCAAGTCTCTCTTCACCAACAGAGCCATCGATTATAGTTGCTCCCACAACGCTAACGCCACCTAAAGATACCGTTGCTTTTGCCGTCTTTGAATCACGACTAGCATTACGACTCTTAAGGTCAACGTCCTCTGCGAAAATACCTACAATGGCTTCACTAATAGTGTCTTGAATATTTTGCATACGACCAACAGATACTTTAATATTGTCTCCTAGACCAATACCAATAAAAGCATCTCTTGTAGTTATAGCATTAGCACCACTGGGGTCTATATCTGCTGATAACGTGCCGAACACCCTAAGACCCGAAGCAACATCTAGCGGGACAAAAACTTGTGAATCAACCTTTGCTCCGATAATTGTGCCGTTTGCTACTACTTCAGAAGCGCCATTGTCTAACACCTTGAGTCCCTGTTCAACTGACCCAAAGAGGGATACATCTGCTCTAAGAATCCCGGTTGTCATAGAAAAGACAATGCCCAAAAGTAGGGCGATTTTTGAAATTTTCATAGTTCCTTTCCGTTTAAAAATAGATAAGAGTAATTTCTTATTAGTCGTTGTCGCAAAATGGCGACAACTGATTATTTATACACATACTCTTCTTCACATTTACATTTCAAAGGTCTTCCTACATTACGTTTCATAATCAAGCACAACGGACAGGGGATATACTCCCACCCAAAAGGATTTCCGTCTGATGGTGTGTTTGTAAGTTTAAGATACCAGAGGTTCCATTTCTCCTTCAGACGGAATAAATCCCAAAATGTCACGAACCAAAAAATACAACACCAAGGTATTCTTGAGTGACTACCACACTTCAAATGTTGTCCGATCTTTAAATATAAATATTGTTTCATATTACCACCTTCCGTCTGGACATTTGCTAGATGCTAGTCTTGTCTTTGCTTTGAGCATACATCCACATATATTACAATAATTAATCCACCCTCGTGAGAACAAGTCCTTTGAATGAGGACATTTCTTACAAATTTCTAGTCGCTTATCCGAAAGTTTCTTTGCTTCATCAGTATTTATCTTCGCTACCGATTCTACTACTCCCCAATCAGCCTTATCATCATCACAATCAAGACAATCTTTGACTTCATAGGTTTTCATATTCCACGGATTAATGTGAATTTCTTTCTTCTTAGCCATTGCTATCAACTCAATACTTAGGATGCTCTTTACCTTTCACAATAATATATGGGAATGGCTTTGCTATCTCTGGATGGTCTTTCTTTTTCTTCTTCCACTTCTTCCAAGTCTTAGCAGATAATTCGTTCCGCTTATCTTTAGCGTCCATTTTCTTGTCGAATCCGACTTCTACTACCTTCTTGGATATTACACTGTAGACATTGTATATGTCTTTACCTGCTGTTTGCATTATTATTCCCCACGTTATATATTATCTGCCTCAGTTTTGTCTAATCTGAGTTCTTGAAAAATTGGCAAAAACAATGACCAATGTTCACTATTCTTGTCCTTAATTTTCTCATTATACTTAACGGAAACTATCTTTCCGATAAATTCGGATGGCATCATACCACGTTGTTCGTCTGATAGACCTGAGCCAACATTTACTTTAAGTGAGCCATCTTTCGTAGTACATTGTAATGAACCAATCATTGTTTCATACTTTCCAGTACCATAAGTAATTTGCTCAACTAAAAGGTCTGCTTCTAATTCTGCTTTCATTTTGACTTGAAACTTAGAGCGTTTATCTTCCCAAGGCGAATCACCGTTCTTAACGATAATGCCTTCTTCTCCATCATCCAAAGCCCCTTGAAATATCTCTTCACATTGTTCATAGTTATCAACAGGAGTGGCAGGTAAAATATTAACCAGATGTTTATCTTGTATATTATAAACTGCTTCCATTCTCTCGTTGAACACGGATAATCTGTCGAAATATGGTATCGGTGAAAATCCCTTTTTGAAATCTTCTAAGGGAATCATATCCCAACACCACATTCTTACTCGTTTAGTTTCTTCTGGAGATATTGTGCCCTTTACTGCTTTATTTAGAATTCCGTTGCCAGTCTTTCTGTCAAGAATCTTTTCTTCATTCTCATCTAAGACTAGTAATTCGCCATCAAGGACTGCCCCGTGGAAATGGTCTAAATTCGCCAACGTGGATGATTTATAGAATATCGCCATCACAAATTTGTCAAAGTGTCCGTCAAGGGATATCTGTTTACCATTTCGTGAGCGTACATCTACGACACCGTCAGCATCAATGATTATATTCGCTCTCATACCGTCCATTTTCGTTTGTGCCAGAGCGGGATATTTGATGGCCTGGAAACTTTTTTGGTTAAAAGCACTCGCTAACATACAAGGATATTTATCGATGAATCCTTTACCAAATACTTTATTCACCGTAGCAATACTCACACCACACTTCAAATCTTTCGATATGACACGTTTAATTACTTCGGCATTCTCTTCACTTAAAGATGCTAGAATTTTCTGAAGATGTTCGATGGCCGCATTACCAGTAAACTCTCTATTAGATAGAGTATGTAACTGACCCAAGGCCCAATCAAGTGTCTCGAAAGGCTGGGATTTTTGAGTGTATTCTGGAATCTTTCTCTGATAATACTGAGTATAGGGGTCCAGGGCAGCCTTGATTACCTGCTTTAATTGAGCATTATCTTCGTTCTCTTCAAGGATGGCCTCTTTGACCAATCTTGAATTATCGGACTCAAGTTGCTTTAATATGTCTCTTACGTTCATCCTCTCTCCTTCGTGGTAAAATGACGAGCTTGTACCATTTTACTAACCATTTGACCCTAATTGGATAGTGTTCAGGATTGGGAATCTGATCCCCAAAATAATCAATAAAGTCTTGTACTTGTTCATCAGTTGTCATTATTAGAAATCCGTAATGACATCTGTTAGTCTGGACAACCTATTCATAATAAAATAATCATATAATTTCTTGCGTGAACCCGTTGGTTCTTTTGCGAATGCGTTCTGAATATCGTTAATCAATAACTGTGGAATTTTTTCAAGATTAACTAGTTCATCATTCCTTTTCCAATTGTCTGCCATCTCGGCAGTAGTACAAATTTCTTCTGGCTTCTGTGTCAACCAGACATCTAGTTTCTTTTTAGATACGGATGATTGGCGAATTCCTTCGACAAGACAATTATCAGCAGATAAGAAGTTTGGTATTCCATCGCCTCTGTCACCACGAATAGTGTGTTCTTTAAGATACGCTATTGGATTTGGATGTCTGATAAACTTCTTTTGCATAGGAGAATACTGTTGAACTCCTTTGTATTTATGCAACTGAATAAAGTCCTTATCGGATGACAGAATACAAATCTTTTCTTCTGCGTGATGATACTTACATATCACACCAATAACATCATCGGCCTCTGCACCCATAACATCAATATACTTGTACGGAAAATGTGTCTTTAAATCTTCTCGTATTCCATCAAAGATTTTAAAGATAATTTCCCAATCGAATGGAGACTTTTCTCGTCCCTCCTTTCGACCTGCTTTGTATAGAGGAAATACGTCTTTTCGCCAGTAGTGTCTACTGTCGTTGCATATCACCAGTTCTCCATACGTCTTATTGAATTGCTTTCGATAATTTCTAAGCGTATTAAATATCATATGTCGGAGTAAATCTTCCGAAACATCTGCTTGGGTTTTGGCATTCATCATCAAATTACCAATCATTACTTGATTAAAATCAATCAATATCATTTAGACTTCTCCCATTCGTCAATCATCTCATATATGAAGTCTCGAAATGTATTAAAATCTTTAATCCTAACATCTTTAATTTCAAACATCTGGTCTCCATCTTTGTATAATATATGACCAATCACTAGAGAATTAGAAGAATCTCCCTTCTCTGTGCTTTCAATCTCATTTACAAATTCCATAATTAAACTTTTAGTTCTTTAATAAATTCTTTAGTTGTGTCAATTATTCGCCAGTTCTCAATCTGTTTATATAACGCCGTGCCTTCATTAATATACTTACTCATCTCATCCTGACACAAGGAGTATATAGGCATTTTTATTAATATCTCTATTATATCAGGTTTGAACGTGGTTGTCAACTCTTTTTTGATGGTTTTTCTGTTTTTATTTTTGAAGTCCAGAGTGCCTTGAATGATAAGTTCAATGAATTTGACCTTTGCTTTAATGATATCCAAAGCGGAGAGACCCTCTTCGATGAGGTATTCGTATCTCTCTTCGTACTTCCCGAGTCGGTAATCGCAAAATTCTTTAATAATGTCAATAGGGGAATCATATACTTTCAACTTTCCTTCGTGGTCAATGACCGTAATATTCTCGTTAATCTTTTTCTTTAGTTTGAATAGTCTGACAATCTGGTGGTCTTTCATTTTCTTACCACGCTTGAGGGTCACATCAAACTTGAAACCCGTCTTGTCGCACTTGTCTGTATACGACACAATCTTTCCAGTCTCTTCCAATTTATTTAGAACTTGGACATATGATTCTCGTGTGAACCCAACTGGAACCTCTGTAATCTCTAACTTAGTCTGACCAGTTAGCGTGAAGTTACCCTCACAATAAACAGAATCTAATTCTTCATATATCTTTCCCTCAAATTCTGGGTAATATGGGAGTAGTGTCTCTTTATCTATATTCTTTCCTTTCAGATACGCTTGACATAACTTCGCAATCTCTTTTGGATTACGTGGTTGAATGTCTGTGGCGAACCCGACTGCAATACCTTTGACTCCGTTTACTAGAACCCAAGGAATGATTGGTAGATAGAACGCTGGTTCTGGGTCTTCCGGGTCGATGCTCTTATCAGCGACCATCGTATCAGCGAAATACTTCTCAAAATTCTGACTCATCTTGACATACGTGTATCGAGGTGCGGCCGCGTCAGGCACTAGGCGTGACCCGAAACTTCCTTCGCCCTCAAGCAATGGAATATTGTTAGAGTGTAATTGCACCATCTTTGTGATTGCATCGTTTAGAGAAGCATCACCGTGATGATAATTTGCCTGTGAAATTGTATTACCACTTAATGAAGCGGTCTTAATTCGACTGGTATTGGCTGTTTTCAGTGCCGTATAGAGTATCTTCCTCTGTGATGGTTTGAGACCATCAATCATATGAGGAATAGCCCTGCTATACAGAACGTATTTCGAGTAATCTTTGTATTGTCCGTCTATCAGTTCAGTTACATTCATTTCATTAACCATTGTTTGCGTGGGAGTGAGTTTTTCCCAAACGCTGTTTCTAGTGAAGGAATTGCTCCACTGTCGAATTCAATGACCTCAGTCACTGGGTCGTTTATCATTAAATCATACTCTTCTACTGATAAACTACCTAATCCCTTATTATACTCTATTCTCCAATTCGTGTCAAGTTTTGCATTGGTGAAATCTGCCAAGTCATAGTATCGTTTGACTGCTTTGCCCTTCTTGGCGATAACAATCGGGGATTTAATCAGTAGCACACGTTCTTCCTCGAACAATTCTTTCCAGTTGGAGAAGAAATTGACTAGCAAGGCCGCGATGGAGAACCCATCATAGTCTGCATCAGCGAGTATTCCGATTTGACCATAGTTCAAATCAACTGCTGATTCTCCCAATTCCAAACCGATAATGGACATCAATTCAGATAGTTCTTTGTTTTTCATAATCTCGGTGGGTTTTAGTTCTCTTACGTTACGAACTTTACCACGCAACGGGAAGCCACCGTGAATATCTGTTTTACGTACATTGATTAGGTTGGATATCGCTGACTGCCCCTCTGTAATAAACAGAATCTTATCATCTGCATTTTTAGATGAGGCAGAAATGTGAGATGCAACCTTCTTTTTCTTCATACCCTTATGGGCTTTGCGTAATGCTCGTGCCTCTGCCAACTGCTTTTTGAGTAGAAGTGTTTCTATGATAGGTTGGATTATCTCTTCATTTCGTAAAATTCTAGCGATGAATTTCTCTTCGGTGACACCACTAAAGATGGGTCTAATATCATTTGCGTTATTAGTCAATCTCTCTTTGGTCTGAGAATCAAATTTTGGGTCTGGCACCGAATTCGTGATAGTTACGAAAGTAAGATGGTTTTTAATGTCCGATGGCCTGACTGTCAATTTGTGTTTCTTCTTGATGGCGTCTTTTATAGTCCAACAAATATCATTAGTAACAATATCGTTATGTACTCCACCTCCGAAAGTGTCAATACCGTTAATAAACGATATATGCTCGTGTGACTCGGAAGGTAAGACTGCCACTTTAAATTTAGGAGTTTCAAGTATTTCATAATTTTCACCAATTTTCTTAAGGTATTGCTTAAATGTTCCTGCTTGTACAACACGACCATTGAACTTGAATCGTATCTTCGGAAAACATACTGCGAGGTCACTAACTCGTTTTTCAATCAGAGCCTTGTGGTCCTCAGTGAGTGTAGTCATACCGAGTTTCTTAAAATCTGGAAAGAATGACACATTAGTACCAAGAACTCCCTTGGTCTTAGTTATCTTTGTGTCAATTTCACTAAGATTATGAGAGCAATGGAGTCTGAAATGTTTCTTACCATCGTCTGTGTGGGCGATGAATTTCCTTGATAGAATATTCACTAGAGTTGAACCTAGTCCGTGCGTTCCGATTGAAACGTGGCCATCATCTTCAAAATTGGCACCAGCACGGAGATTCGTGAAGGCCAATTCTGCTTGAGTTTTACCCAACTCTGGAATATCTACAACAGGAATACCACGGCCGTTATCGGTTATGGATATTTTCCCATTATCTTCCACATAGATTTTAATCTCGTTTGCGAATTTGAAATTGGTTCTGAACCCCTCATCAATGCTATTCGACACAATCTCATCAAATAGTTTCAGAAAGGCAGGAACAATCTCTACAGATTCTTTAACGATTGAACCATCCCTCATCACCCATTTGTCGTGAGTACCTATTGTGGTATCTCCGACATACATTCCTGGGCGATGAAGGACGTGTTCGATTTCGCTAAGAACTTTTACATCGTTCTTACGCATCATCATAGAGACGACCCTTACTCAAATGTTGGATAAACTATTCCATCATCTGTAAAGATACTAGTTGGGAAACTAATACTTTTTACGGCGTCAAGTCTAAATGAACGCCATCCACCAGATGGAATATCATAGACTGCTATAGTGTCGGGATTTGGTGCCTTGGTCTTTTTCTCTGACTTTGCACTCAGAGTTTCTGTCGCAGGCACTCTCTCGGATAGGACTTCTTGAAGCAATGTACATTCCATCACTCTCTCTGTCCCGTCTGCTTTGGTGAACGTCACGGTCGCAACGTCATTTCGTAGCATTTCAACTACTTCTTCACGGGTCAGTTCTTTCGTTACTGACTCCTCTGTAACGTAAATCTTATATTTTGACATAATATTCTCCTTCTTCAATTCAATTTAAACCCTAACAATTCTTCCCAAACCGAATTGTGGGATGCAAACCTGCTTCCATCAAGTCCAGCACCTCCTCATAGTTTTCTCTAAATGTGGGTGTTGGCTCAGCCTCATATAGCATTTCCAATAGCCAAGCTACTTCTTGTTGTGGGTCAGCGCACCCCTCAATGATCCAGTCTGCTACTTTTTCATAGTCGGATACTCTCGCACAATAGTCATT